GACATATTCGAGTGAGGCGGTGCGCCAGGGTCCGTCGGCGAGCCCGCCGAGCACCCACTCGGCGCTCGTGATGTGGATGTAGCGCGCTTCGCCCCAGGGCGTCTCGAGGTAGAGCGCGCCCTCCCAGGCGACGATGGCCTTGAAGAGCGCGACGTCGGTCGCGTCGTGACAGTAGACCGCGAGCGAGCCGGTCTCACCGGAGACGGGCGCCGCGAGCACCACGGCGCCGAGGCGGTCGAAGGGGCGGAAGACCCCGAGCTCCTGATCGCGCTGCGCCACGGGCTCGACGCGCACCGGCGCCGCGATCCAGTTCTTCGTCGCGTCCTCGGGGACCTTGAGGTTCCAGCTCTGCACGGCGTAGGTCTCGACGCTCGCCGTGTCCCACTCGCTCCAGATGCGCGTCCCGTCGGCGGTGAGCTCCGCGGAGACCCGCGCCCGGTAGGTCACGGTGACGCCGCGCGGCGCCTCGTAGTCGGGCGTGAGGACGTTCGCCCCGAGCGCGATGACGACGTCCTGGCAGCCGCGGACCTTGGTCCACGTCAGGCCGCCGTCGTCGGAGCGTTCGACGCTGGCCTCGTAGGAGTCGTCCTCGTAGCCCGTCGTCGTCGTCGCCGTCACGGAGAGATCGACGCACTGCTCGTCGTCGTCGGCCGTGCCGGCGAGGGTCGGCGTGTTCGGGAGGGCGACGTCCATCGTGAACTCGGCGCACGTCCAGGAGCTCCAGTAACGCTCGGCCCCGCTCGGCAGGTCACGGCTTACGCGGGTGAAGATCCAGTAGTCGCCGTTGGACAGCGGGTCCTCGGGGGTCGCCGTCACCGTCTGCTCGGAGGGCGTCGAGCCGTCGCCGTAGGTCGCCTCGGTGAAACGCGCGATGAATTGCCAGACCGGGTCGACGCCGGTCGGCGGCGAGGTCGAGCCAGACGGCACGTCGGCGTCGGCATAGATGCGGAACTCGACGGAGCCGTCGCAGAGCCAGGGCGGCAGGTCGCTCGGGACCTGCCACGACTCCACGATACAGGAGACGTCGACGCTGCAGTCGGGCATCTGCGTCGCCCTCACCGTTCCCGTCGGCGCCGCCGGCGTGTCGATCGTCGCCGGCTCGAGGTAGTACGCCTTGAGGCCGGCCTCGTAGACGATCGCGCGCCCAGCCGCCGAGGAGCTGTCGACGAGGCCGAGCCCGGCCCACTTCGCATCCTGCTCGTGGTTCCTGCCCAGCAGGGTGAAGTCGTGGAGGCCGTTGTGCGCCGCGACTTCGCAGTCAGTGGCGGATTCGGCGTGCGGGATGGTGAGGGCGACGCCGGTCTTCACGTAGTGCCCGATGCTCTGGCGAGCGCTGAGCAGTCCGGAAGCCCCGTAGTAACCGAGGACGAACGCCTGGGCTCGCATCGTGCCGCTCTTCATCGCGCGCACCCAGGGGCAGACGCTGACGAGCTTGCCGGTGACCGCGCCGGGGTCGGCGCAGCTGAACTTACACATCGTGTTCTTGATACTCGAGCGCGCGTAGGTGTCGTCCGAGTCGTCGCTCAGCACGTCGACCAGGCTCGTTCCCCCGGTCCTCGTCCACACACCGGTGGCCGAGATGCGCACATCTGGATCGAGAGTCTCGACGCTCACGGCTTACCTCCTCCCCAGGGCGCTGATCTCGCGCGCGAGGCCGACGAGCGCCTGCTCGACGCCGCGCCTGGCGGCGCGGCCGACGTCGGCGGCGCGGGCCCGGTCGCCGACGGTGATCGAGATCGGCGCGTTGACGGCGCCCGGATGGACGACGATCGAGGGCGCAGTGGAGGCAGCGCCTGTCGGCGTGCCGGCGAAGGCGAGCTTCGGCGCGACGACGAACGACGATCCCTCACTCAGGGCGAACGCGCCGCCGAGCTTGCCGACCGCTGCCGCAGCACGCGGCAGCGAAGCGAGGACGCCCTTCTCGATGCCGAGGCCGAAGAAGTAGCCGAGCTCGATACCGGCGCGCGAGGGCGAGCCCGGCCAGAGCTTGCCGAGGCCCTTCTTCACGGCGTCGAAGATGCCGGAGGCGAAGCCCCTGACCTTGCCGTAGAGCCAGCCCGCCATGCTCTTGATCCCGTTCCACATGCCGGTCACGACCTTGGCGCCGGCGCTGTAGAGCAGGCGCCCGAGATCGCCGAAGGCAGAGGCGATCCGGCGGGGCAGCGAGGCGAGGTAGCCGACGAAGGCGCCCCACGCCGCCTTGACGCCGTTCCAGAGGCCGCGGACAATGGCGGCCCCGACCTTGGCCATGAGCGAGAGACTCGACTTCACGAGCTGCAGGGCGATGCCGGCGAGCGCCTTGACCAGGGCCGGGAGCAGCTTGCTCACGATCCACCAAACGATTTTCGCCGCGATCTTCCCCAGGGCGACGAGTATCGGCGGGATCAGCGGGGCGATCCAGGCGACGAACTCCTGCGCGAGCTTGCCGAGCCTCTCGATGAGCGGCGGGATCAGCGGCCCGATCCACGCGAGGAACTCCTTGCCGAGCTCGAGCAGCTGTCGCCCAACCTTGGGCGCCGTCCGCTTGATCATGTCGACCACGGCGTCCAGGGCTCCCCTGAGGCCGCCGCTCTTGAAGCCCGCCACGATGTCGCCGACGATGCGCTTGACGCCGGAGGCGACGTCGGCGAGCGCGCCGGTGATGTGCGGCAGCACCCCGACGATCGTCGGCAGCACGCCGGCGACGATGCTCTGCGACATATCCTCGAAGGCGCGCTTCGCCTTGTCGACCTGGCCGGGAAGCGACTCGCCGGCAGCCTTGGCGGCGCCGCCGAACTCCTTGCTGAGCTCAGCGAGGATGATCTTCTGGGCGCCGGCGACGTCGCCGGCCTCCATCATGGCCGCGATCTGCGCCTTCTGGCCGTCCGTGAACTGGACGCCGACGCGGGTCAGCGCCGTGACGCCCTTCACGGGGTCGTTCAACGCCTTCCCCAGCTGGATCGCCGCCGCGGGCGCCTCGGTGCCCATCCTCGCCGCCATGTCGGCGGCGGCCCGCGTGGCCTGGTCGAAGATCTTGTCGGGGCCTGCGTTCTTGATGTTCGTGAAGGTGAGGAGCAGGGCCTCGGTCTGGGCGATCGAGTCGTCGGTCTGGCCGGAGTACGCCTGGATCTCGCTGGCAAGATCGTTCAGGTGGCCGACAGTGACGCCGGCGGCGCCGCCCGTCGACTTGATACCGGCCTCGAGCTGGGCCTGCGCGGCGGAGGCGTCCATCGCCTCCTGCGTGCCGGTGTGCAGGATGGCTCCAAGGCCGGCGAGAGCGGCCGTCCCGGCGGCTACGCCGGCCGTCTTGAGGACGCCGCCGAGCTTGCCGAAGCGCCGCTCGGCGCCGCCGAGCTTGCTGTCGAACTTGCTGTCGTCGACGTCCAGAATGGCGACGAGCTCGCCTACCGTCATGCCACCGAGTGCCACAGCTCAGCCCTCTTCCTTGTCGGGGAACAGCGCGCGGGCAAGGCGCGAGCGCACGGGCACGAGGCCGCCGCTCGCGCAGCCGAAGAGGCCTTCGATGCGCACGCGCAGCCAGCGGCCCGAGCGCCTGTCGAGGAGCCCGGGCTCGGAGAGGTCGATGCCGTAGTGCTCGTGCATGTCAGCCTCGATCAGCTCCCACTGCTCGAGGACGGCCGGCCACGTCGGGCCGCCTGGTTGCTGCGGGAGGTCGACCCAGCGCGGGAGCCCCGAGACCGGGACGGCGTCGCCGGCGTTGAGCTGCGGCGCGCCGCCCGGTTCGGGGCCGGCGTTTCCCCCCGTGCGTTCCAGATCGCCTCGGCCTGATCGCGGTCGGAGAGGTGGAACACGAGCAGCGTGGCGAGCACGACCTTGAGCTGGGCGCTCGTCACGCCGTCGTCAAGCATCTCCTCGAGCGCGTCGCCGCAGAGCTCGGTGAGGAGCTCGTCGGAGTCGATATCCGAGAGCGCCTCGGCGTCGGCGTCGAAGGGCTCGCCCGCCTGGCTGGCGGCTACGGCCCGGTTGAGCTCGGGCCCGAGCCGTTGCACGCGCAGCCAGGTGCGGGCGCTGATCTCGGCGGGGAAGGAGTAGTCCTTCCCGCGGATCGGAAGCACGAGCGGCTCGGCCTCGAGGAACTCGTCGAGGTCGCGGAAGGCCATGGCCTATCCCTGCTCTCAGGAGTTGGGATCAGGGTGCGTGATGGCGGTGCGCTTGCCCTGGCCGGTCAGCTTGACCGAGACGATGTCCAGGGCGTCCATGCCGCCGCCGTCGGGCGACCACGACACGGCCGCATAGCCCTGGTACGCCTCCTCGCGCGGGCCGTCCTCCTCCATCTCGTACCAGCGGATCTCGACGGTGTTCGAGGCGCTGAGCTCGTCCGAGGCCGCGCGCAGGATCTCCTGCCCGGTGTCGTAGGCCGTCGCGTCGGCGACCGTCACCTTGCGCGCGACCTTGGCCTCGATCGCCCAGGCGATCGCGGTGGCGGTGCCCGACTTGTAGCCCTCCGAGTCGAAGTCGGCGTCGTCCTGCAGGGTGTGCTCGACGGACGGCTTGAACTCGGTCAGGCCGTTGACTGCCGTCCACACCGGCGAGGAGTGCGTGCCGGAGTTGACGTCGAGATACCACTTGCGCACGAGCGTCGATGCGCCGAGTGGGACCTTGGTTGTGGCTGCCATGATGCGCGCCTCCTCTAGGTGCGGTTGGTGGACGGCCGATGGGCCGTGACGTAGTAGTTGCTGGACACCGAGCGCCGCTGGTTCTCGTCCCAACCGAGCGGGGCTCCTGACACGTGCAGGATCTGCACGATGGTGATGCCGGTCGACAGCACGAGGCGCTGCCTGCCGTGGAGCAGGTTGAAGATGGCGTCGTCGAGGTCGTCGGACGGCCGCGGGTCACGGCCCCCCCAGCGCGAGAGGACCTGCACGCCGAGCACCGAGTCAGAGAGCGCCGGGTCGTCGCTCACCGGGTAGGCGGTTAGGGCGATCTGGCGGTCGGGCGTGGGGCGCAGCTCGCCGAGCACGATGCCGAGCTCGAGCGCGCCGTAGGCGCCGCTGGTCTTGTAGGTCGCGCCGAGCCCGCGCGCCGGCGTGGCGAGCCAGGCAGCGAGCCCGGTGAGCAGGTCGGTCTTGAAGCCGCTCATGTCAGCTCCCTGGCGATCTCGCGGCGCACGCGCTCGGGGCCCGAGCGCCGCGTCTCGTTGAGTGCCGTCTCGAGGAACTTCGCGCTCTTGCCGCCGGTGTGGCGGGCGCGCATGTTCTCGTGCACGTAGACGGCCATACTGGCGCCGCCCATACGGCCGTCGGCGCGCTCCGGTGGGGACTCGTAGGAGACCGCGGCGCGCAGGTCGTTCTCGTCGACGGCCGTCTTGGCGGAGTCGCGCAGGAAGCCGCCGCGGATGGGCGCGACCGGGACGCGGCGCTGCGAGCCCTCGAGCACCTCGTCGGCCCAGCTCTCGAGGCCGCGGACGGCGCCCTTGCGGGCCGCCGCCTTGACGCGCTCTCCGTACCAGCGAAGGACGCCGCTCATCGGCAGGTCACCCTCACCACGACCGTCTCGCCGGGGCGCCGCTCGGGGGCCACGCTGAGCACGGTGGTCGAGTAGCCCTCGTACGTGAGAGCGGAGCCTGGCGTGAACTTGGCCTCGTCGTCGGGGTGGACGTGGAGCGTGAGCTCGGAGACCGTCTCCTCGCCGTTCGCGTCGCGCACGAGCTGGCGCCGCCAGGACGCCTTGCAGGCGACCGTCGCGGCGGCGGCCAGCACGGGGCCGTAGGCGCCCTCGCCGCTGTTCGTCTGCACGGAGACGGACTCGAGCAGCAGTCTGCGGGGGATCGCGCTCACGTCAGCAGGTCCTCGCGGGCGTAGTAGAGGACGGAGTTTGACGAGTCCGCGTCGGCCACGTACTGAGAGGAATCGGCGATCGTGTCGGGCAGCATGCCCTCGAGCTCGATCGTCCCGACCACGGAGACGCCGGCGGCGCGCTTGATCTGGCGGGTCTCAGCGGCGGTGAAGTAGACACCCGCCGGGGCGCCTGCCGCGCTCGCGCTGCGCCAGGAGTAGTCGCCGATCGTCTCGCCCTGCAGGCCGCTGGGGTTGTCATAGACGCGGCGCACCGCGGCGACGACGGCGGCGACGACGCCGCCCGGTGCCTCGGTGCCCGATCCGTCCTCGTCCCAGGCTGCGGTCACGGTGGCGCCGACGATGTCCGTGACGAGCGCGCAGGCGTCGTCGAGGAGGGCGGCGACGCGCTCTTCGTCGGCCACCGGCACGGTGTTCTCGTAGCGGACCTGGAACTCGGTGAAGCTGACGAAGCTCATGCCTGTGCCCCTTCCTTGACGAGCTCCCAGGACGGCAGTCCGCGCAGGCGACGGATGCGCGGGCTCCACGGCTTGAGGACCAGCGTCTCGTCGGTCACGCGGTTGCGGTAGACGACGGGTTTGCCGGTGTGCGCCGGCGTGGCGTGTCTGCGGTCGTAGTGGACCGGCGCGCGGCCCGTCCGCGCCGGGCCGGTCAGCGCCGGGTCGGCGTCGATGACCGGGCCCCCCCAGTCGAGCTCGAGCGCCGAGGCGTCCTCGCCGATGAACTTCCAGGCGACGCGGGCGCGGTTGCCCTTCTCCCTATCGGTGCCCATGCGGCCACGGACGACGGACGGGCCGTCGGCGTGGTCGACGAGGCTGGGCCACGTGTACCAGGTGCGGATGCCCTGCTGCAGCTCGAAGTAGCGAGAGAGCCGGCGGTCGTAGTTCGGGACCCTCTTGAGGGTGTCGCAGTGCGCGATCATGTCGGGAATGCAGGCGGTCGGCACGACCACGAGCGGCCCCCAGTTGAGGGTGTGCATCGTGACCCATGACGCCCGGTTGGCCTCTGCCTTCTCGATGCACGCGCGCACCATCTCCATGCTGGGGCGGACTCTGCCGACGTATCCGCAGAGCGGCGAGCCGGTGGGCACCTTCGCCAGCGCGCGCTCGAGCCCGGCGAAGAGGTCACGGCAGACGAGGACGTCGTCCTGGATCACGGCGTGGTGGGTGGCCTTCGGGTCGTAGGCGAGCATCGCTCGGCGGCCCGTGTCCCAGCGGTCGCCCTTCTCGTCCCAGACGACCGTGCACTCACGGTCCAGGCGGGAGAGGATCCACTTCACCTGCGCCGCTCGCTTCGGGTGCGCCATCATGGCGACGGACAAGCGAACCGGCTGCGCCTCAGAGTCTTCGCCGGGCACGAAGGGCGTCACCGGGTAGAGGTGCGTCAGGGGCTGGCGCTCGCGCTTACTCCCGTGCATGACGGACGGGACGCCCTGGTGGATCGCAAGACTGCGCTTCGGCCGGTAGAGCCTCGCGCCCTTGGCGACCAGGGTCTCGGACATGCACTTACCGACGCCGCTGCTCCGCGGACGCCTCACCCACTCCTCGACCCACTCCTCGGACGGCACGGGGACGCGGTAGTCGACCAGCTCCAGCAGCTCGCGGCGGCAGATGTACATGCCGTCGATCCAGCCGATCTCGACGCCGTCGCCGACCTTGCGCGGCCTCACCTTCGTCCAGCGCACCGCGCCGCCGGAATGAAAGACGAGGTTGAGCGCGACGGGCTCCTCGAGCGTCTCCCAGACGGCGATAGTGCGGGCGAAGAAGTTGCCGCAGATCCGCACGTCGTCGGGGAGGAAGACGTACCAGTCGGCGGGCCGCTTGCGCAGGTCGCCGAGCTCGCGCGTGACGAGCCGCCAGTGCTGCTCACGGCCGTAACGCCGGGGGGTTCTCCAGTAAGCGTAGCCGCGCTCCGCGCACAGCTTGCGCACGGCCTGGTAGCCCCGCGAGTGGTCGTCATAGACGCGCACCTCGAGGTCGCCGTTGAAGGCTTTGCGCTCGCGCTCGACGTCCTCCAGGAGACGCAGCAGCGCCTCCTCGCGGTCGTGGGTGATGATGGACAGGACCGCGCGTTGCCGCGGGCCTTCCGGCAGCGGCGACGCGCGCCACTTCGTCTCGCGCGCGATGCGGCCCTGGATCTCGCTCGTGTCCATCGCCCCGCCGTCGCGGCGCTTCGAGGCGTCATAGATGGTGTCGCCGGTGTGCTCGATGAACTGCAGCCAGCCGGCCTCGTGGGGGATGACGATGCGCGGAATCCCGCGCTCGTTCGCCCACGCCGAGATCCACATGTCGGCCATGTTCGGATGCTTGAAGAGATCGGGCCTGACGGGGATCGACCGATGCCAGCAGAGCGAGGACGTGGCGATGACGTGGACCGAGTGCGCGCCGACGACCTCGCCGCCGTTGTGGTAGAGCTTGGCGCGCGAGCGGTAGTAGTCCTCGGGGTTCTCCTTGAGCAGCACGCCGTGACAGCCGACGAGCGCGCTGCGGTGGTAGCGGTCGACGCCGGCCACCATTCGCGCCACGAAGTCGGGCGGATAGACGAGGTCGTCGTCGCAGGAGACGTAGTAGTCGAAGTCGCCGGCGTCGGTCCAGAACATCTTGCCGGCGTCGCCGCGGTCACCGTGCTCCTGCGAGCGGGCGACGTCGATGCGCTCGTGCTCGAGGAACGCCGGCGCGTCCTCGTAGCCGTTGAGGTAGACGCCCACGCGGTCGACCTGTCCGAGCAGGCTCTCGACGGCCTGGCGCAGCGACTCGCCGCGGCCGGGGATGGATGCGAGGCAGGCGCGTATCACGGCGTTGCCTCGCGCTCGAAGACCCAGAAGCCGATGGCGTCGCTCGGGCCCTCGTGGATGCAGCGCCAGCCCGGCGGGACATCGGGCAGGAACTCGCGCTCGCGCATGTGCACGACCTCACCCGCCTCGTCGCGGTTCGACGAGTGGATGCAGACCAGCGGCGCGGAGCCGAAGAGCAGCTCCAGGTGCCGGCGGTAGAGCGCGTCGTCGATGAGGTGGAAGATGACGTCCAGCGACAGCGCCAGGTCGGCGGGTGGCAGCGCCGGCGCCGCGAAGCCGTCATAGGTCAGCCATGTCCTGCCCGGCGCATCCGCGCGCTCGCGGCAGAGCGCGATCGCGGACGGCGACACGTCGAGCCCGATGTAGTGTGGCGCGTCGATCAATGCGGCGACGATGCCGTCTCCGCAGCCCCAGTCGACGACGGTGTCGACGTTGCGCGCGGCGACGAGGGCGTTGACGAAGGTAGCCTTGCGCTTCTTCGCCTCACCGCGCGAGCCAAGGCCCGAGCCGCGCTTGCCGTGGACGTAGCGGCCCTCCCAGTAGCGGACGACGTCGAAGGTCACCGCCGACGCCCCCTTGTATTCGCCCAGTGGTGCCAGGCGTAGGAGCGCGACAGATCGGGCGCAAGGCCGCGGTCGCGCTCGCGGTTCGACTGCGGCGAGAAGACGTGCTCGTCGAAGACGGTAACGCCATCGGGGTGCTCATCGTAGGTGCGCGAGACGTGCCAGGGGCCGACCATCTTCGCGACGTGCCGGCCGGGAAAGCGCCGCACTGAGTCCTCGAGCCCTTCGATACAGGCGGCGATGAAGGGATGCCCGGGGGCCGCGCCGAGCGCGCAGTTGGTGAGCAGGCGCAGGCCGTTCGGGCCGCGGTTCGGCGAGTAGGTCGCGAAGCACTCGACGCCGTCGAGCAGCTCTCCGAGCGGCTTCAGCGGCTCGATGTCACAGTCGACGTAGACGCCGCCCTGCTCGTAGAGGATCTGCAGCCGCATGACGTCGGCCTCGAAGCGCAGATGGTCGCGCGGCGCGAGCTCGCGCGAGCGCGCGAAGACGGCCGGCATCTCGGGGAGCTTCGAGGAGTCGCCCCACTCCCTGAGCTTCCACCCGGGGTTGAGCTTCTTCCAGGAGCGGCCGTAGCCGCGGAACTCCGCTGGCATGGGGCCGCCGCGCCAGATGCGATGGATGACCTGTGGGATCACTGGCCTACCTCTACGTCGAAGGTCACCGGGTCGCCGTCCGTGATGCCGAAGCGGTCGCGCAGCTTCACCGGCGCGACGAGCTCCAGCGTGTCCGGGCCATGGTTGCGCGTACCGGGTACGTGGGCGTGGCAGGCGAGGTCGCCGATCCACGCGCGCCAGAACTGGCGGTCGTGGCGCTTCGCCGGGCGCCAGTCGAGCCACGGTCGCCCGAGCTTGTGCGCTTCAGGCAGGCGCACGTTGAGCGAGCCGGGGAAGGGCTCGTAGCCGAGCTTCGCGCCGAGCCCGACGTCGTAGCGCGGCATGAGCCGCGAGCACCAGCCGGAGCCGGTGAAGGCTTCGCCCGTCAGCGTCGAGACGGTGCCCGGCACGCGGTAGAGCGGGCGCTCGTAGGTCACGCCGTCGCGGCCGGTGCGCGGCGAGGTGCCGAGCAGCTCGGCGCCGGGCAGCACGGAGACTGCACGGTGCTGAGCGGCTACGTGCTGCCGCGAGGCGGCCCTGCGCATCCACGCCTCGTCCGGGTGGCAGACCTCGATGAGCAGCTGCCGGCGGCAGGCGCGCAGCGCGCGCAGCGCCGCCTGCCAATCCTTGAAGTGATGGAGCACGGAGAGGGCGAGCACGACGTCGTGACGCGGCAGGGCGTCCAGCTCCGCCGGGCTCAGGCGCCTGCCGATGATCTTGACCTGCGGGGACGCCGCGGCGGCGAGGCCGTCGTAGTCGTCGACGGCCGTCGCCGCAGCATTGAAGTCCTCGACGATACGGGTGGCGAAGTAGCCCGCGTACGCCCCGACGTCGAGCACGGTGAACCGGGCCGCTGCCGGCAGCGTGTCCGCGATGAGCTCGTAACGGCCCTCGCAGTCGCGCTCGCCGGCAGCGACCCTCTTCCCGTCCTGCCAGACGTCCTGGTAGGACAGCTTCACGGCTGGACGGGTCGAGCTCAAGAGCCGAGCGTCAGCTTGACGGCCCTCACGAGGATCGGCGAGCCGG